TGAGCTTCTTGCTGAACGACAGTCGTGTGCTGAATGCGGTGGACCAGAAGGACAATTTCGTCTCAACTCCACACTATCCCTAATCGACACCCTGAAGGCCAAAAAATTCTTTTGTGATTCGTGCTGGTTTGCTCTAAGTAAACTACTTGGGGCGATCCCGCCAATACGAGCCGATCTGTATGCAACTGAGCTTAATGCATTATACGTTAAGCTGAAGTCCATAGCCGCTTTGGGCGAAGACCGATACCAAAAGCGATAAATCTCCTTGACTTTTATATCGCTGTATTTTATACTTACTTCTGCGTTAGATTCGCCTCCTAGCCTAGAGAGACTTTTGTGCCAACCACAGGAGTCTCTCTTTGTCTTCGCATATCCCTTCCGATGAGGAACGCGCGGCGATCGCGGCTGGTGCGCGGGCACGCGTTGAGCGTAAGCTCGCTGCAGCCGAGGAAAAGAAGAAGAAGATCACCGAGGAGTTGACTCGGTCACACGAACGTCCTGCTCCGACTCCTGTTCAAACAATAAAGCTCGCCGAAGGGCTAGCGGACTACCGCGCGAAGGTCGCGTCGGGTGAAGTGTTCGTTGTGCCTCGTGGCGTGAAGAAGTTTCGTAATAGTGCGGAGGTTATCCGCCGGTTCCTTGAGGACGGGCGGAAAGGGGCGTTGGATGATAAAGGCCAGACACGGCTCGTTCGGATGATCGAGAAAATGTATCAGGTCGCGGTAAGCGATTCGCCGAGGAACATCGACGCGTTCAAAGCGTTAATGGAGCGATCGTATGGGAAGCCTAAGCCTAGTGATGAGGCTCTCGACGCGATGGCTAAAGGGGGCGTGCAGTTAGTGTATGTTGCTCCTCCGCCGGACGTTCCGTTCGCCGAGGAAAAGAAAGCGTTGCCAAAATCGCCAGAGTTCATTGATGCTGAGTTCATAGAAGGAGATGATAATGGAAGATAACGGAGAGAATCTGTACATTGACTTCGACGAGAATGAGCCGATCACTCGGGGAGAGTTGATCCAGGTGCTTGAGGAGACCGAAGCGATGATGAAGGAGTTCAGGCATGTGATTAATACTCAGGCGGAGGTGCTCGGGCTACATCGATACATCCTCGACACGTTCGTGCCCACCCCGCTGCTACAGAAAGCCGCGAAAGAGTATCACGAGGCTAGGCTGAAACAGATCGACGTCGAGACGGCGGTCGACGAGTCGTTTGAGTCCGACTCTAAGAAACATAACTAATGCCTAATACCCGCAAGCCCGCGCTGGAGCCCGAGGTCCGGATCAATTTCAAGTTCCAAGCGTCTCAGGCTAAGCTCCTGCATAAGATTACGCGGGGTGCGGGGACGTACGTTGTACTACGCGCTCCAGAGTGTCTCGAAGTGGGCGGTCAGCGCAGCGGCAAGACTGTCGGCAAGCTCATGCATGGGATACTTGAATACTGCCTGCGGTACCCGAAATGTGACATCCTCGTGCTACGCCGCACGATCAGTGAGTTGGATAACATTGTGCAGGACGTGCGGACACTCATTCCCCAGAGCATGTACACGTACGTCGCGTCGCCGAATAAAGTGATCACTTTCACGGGGAACGGGTCAAGAATAGTCTTCGGCGGCTGCGCGAATGACGTCGAGCGTGATATTGAGAAGTATCTCGGCCAAGCGTATCCGTATATACAAGTCAGTGAGTGTGCTCAGTTCAGTCCTGAGATCTGGGAGCGGTTAGCGATGCGAAACCTTGTGAACGCCGCTTGCCAGCCTGATGAGTATGGGAACATGCCGACCCCCCGCATCGTCGGGGACACGAACCCTATCGGCGCTCATTGGGAGTATTACTATACAAAGTTCGTAAAGAAACAACCGTGGAATAAGCCCGAGGGCGCGAGGCAGGATCGTGAGGGGAGGTGGTATGTTCTAGAGGCGGGGGAGATGCGTTGCTTCTATGATCCCCAGAACTATGCGTATAACCACACGACGATTCTTGATAACAAAGAGTATATGAAGCGCGACCCGGGGATGATCGATCGTCTTAATGCCATGTCCGGGCCGATGCGGGAGATATTCTTACAGGGGAGGATGGATGGAGTATCGGGCCAGTTCTTCGACTGCTGGGCGCCCGATTATCATATCGTTGATCTCCGTGAGGACCCGGAGAGGATCATTTGGCAACCATGGCAGCCGGTGTGGGCAGGGCAGGATTGGGGTGTCGGTGGACAGGGGCATACGAATGCGTTTTATCTTTTTACGAAGGCGTTAGTGAAGTCAGCCGTGGGTGGTGATCCAAGAGTGAAGACAGTGTGCTTCCGTGAGATCGCCCCGCGTACGAGTGTTACGAAAGACGATTATGCTGATCTGATACGTAACGCTGCGTATTACCCAAGGCTACCTCAGGACCATCCTCAGTACGAGTTAATTAGTGGGAAGCCGTGTAAAGTGAGAGCGATATACTTCTCTCACGAAAAGTTCAATCGTGTGCTTGAGGCTCACTCGCCAGCGGACGAATATTCGAAGGTGTTACGAGCGAGGGGACTGCCGCCAGTGTCCCGAGCGACGAGGGATCGTATCGGCTCGGCGGGGTACATGTATAGCGAGCTGAAGATGGGGAATATAGTCATTCTTCGTTCCTGTGAGGAGATCATTCACGCGATTCCTACGTTGCAAAGAGATCCTAAACAGCTCGATGACGTGCTGAAGACTAATGCACGGTCGGACGATTTGTATGATGGGTTCAGGTTAGGATTGTATGGGGGATTCAGGGATTTAGAGATGCCCCAGGACGTGCGGGATCGTATTGAGATGGACAAAATGGACCCGTGGCAGCGTCACTTCAAAAAGATGAAACTTGCTGGGGATAAGAAGAAGCGCACTGAGGCATTTGTTCAGCCAGAGAAGCCTTTTTGGGACAGAAAATGAGACTATCAGAGAAAATTCGACTTACGTTCAGAGATATCTTCGGTTCACGCATCGTGAACACGCTGGAAATCGTGAACATACAGATGCGAGAAGACTTTGAGCGGCGATTGAACGATAAGGACGACGTTATCGCTAATCTCCGCGCCGATCTGCAGGCCGCGCGATTAAAAATCGAAGTGCTTGAGACTGTAGTGATCCCCGTCGTCTCCCCAGTCGGTAACCTATTCAAACCTAAGCCTGATACGCGGACTTTTGAGAAACTATCAGGGCCAGAGGAAGGCTCGTGGGCGTGGGTGCAGGCTGAGTGGGCGAAGAAGCAAGCTGAGGAAGCTCAACAGGAGAAAATTAATGGCGTTTCAGTCGAAGGACGGCAAGAAGTCCAATAGTAAGTTCCGAGCGAATCGTCGGGACCGTGAGTCCGCCGTGCAGGATGGCATGGAGAGTCAGAAGGGGCCACGGGCTCAGGCGAACGCGGTCGAGGGTAAGGGACGATCACCCGAGTCCCGCGAGGAAAAGTCAAAGCCGTCGCCAGTGTCGGGCGGAGCAAGTGATATGGGTGGGGATGTGAACAGTCAAGCCGCCGGGACAATGGGTGCGAAGGCTAAGGAAGTGCATATCACGCACGATGATAACTCCGGGCATCACCATGTGCATACGGTTATGGATAACGGGATGGAAGAGCACACTGACCACCAGTCACGCGACGAAGCTCATTTCCACGGGGCGATGTCGGCTGGCGTCGCTGCGCCTGAGGACGGGAACAGCGAGGATTTCCCGAAGAAGCGGACGCAGCCTGAGACGGATTATCCTGATGGTGACGATTTCCAAGCAGAGCCGCTCGACTAATGATCGACATCTCCCGAGCCCTAACGATCGACGGCTGGATGCAGCCTGAGGAGCTTGCGTGGTTAGCGGAGCAAGCGCAGCGGCGGCGATTCATCGTCGAGATCGGGTCGTATCTGGGGAGGTCGACGCGGGCGCTAGCCGACAACGCTCTTGGCATCGTTTACGCGATCGATGACTGGTACGGACCGAGGGATGTCGATTGGTTGACCAAGGAACAACGTCGCGCAATTGCTGTGGAATTCAAAAAGAATATAGAAGGATCGAAAGCGCGAGTAGAAATGATTAGTTGTGACCATGCGACGGCGTCTATTTCTGAAACGCCCGATATGGTCTTCATCGACGGTGACCATGAGTACGCGAGTGTGATGCGGGATATCAACCGTTGGTACGGAAGGTTAGCACCGGGAGGACTACTCTGCGGACACGATGTGAATCACGTCGGCGTCGCGCAGGCGTTACGGCATACGTTCGGTAAATATACGATCGCGCCGAATACGACGATTTGGTATGTCGAGATCTGAGGAGACGGAGTGGTATTTGAGTAGAGATACAAAACTTAATACTCGTAATGTTCTTGATGCGGCGTACGAGGAGTGTGTAAGTGAGGAAGGTAAAACGAAACTGCTACATGCAATACTTTATATCAACGGTAGTGCTTGGGTGAGAGATGCCATTTCAGAGTAAGTCGCAGCAACGATACATGTACGCGCACAAGGACGATCCGAGTATGAAGAACGTCGATCTGAAAGAATGGTCAGCGGCTACGGATTTCAAGAAGCTGCCGGAGAAGAAGAAAAAGTTTGCGCGGGGGAAGAAACGTGGGTAGTAACTTTGCACGCGGGAAGATGCCGACGGCGAATGATGTAGGCGCAGCGTCCGATGCGATCGTACGGAACGCGGGGAGAGCATTGTTCCACCCGTCGAACGATCAGCGACCGTTGGAGCAGCAAATGATTCAGCCTGACTCCCCCGGTCCAGCACCAGTGATCCCAACCCCGAAGCCGCCGGAGAATTTCTGGACAGCTTACGGTCGATACGCAGCAGCGAAGAAATAGGAGAAGTATGAATACGAATAACACTTTTGGAGTCTCGAATGATATATGTCCTAATTGCGGTTATTGCCCTCATTGTGGTCGACGGAATCTTCAGCCCGGATGGATTCCACAGTATCCGTGGTGCGTATCGCCTTATACGATACCTACTTTTCCCTACACCACAACGACGGGCGGAAGTATTGCCGGAAGTATGCCCTCTGTGCAAACGTTCTACTAATTAAACGAGGACTCCTTGGCCGATCTAGGTCTCAATGAAACAGGCGAGCGGGATATTAGTGTTGGGGATACGAATGATACCGACACGGGGTTTGATTTTAGTAAGATAGGCGCCGACGCGCCATTTGATTTCGCCCCGGAACCACACTACTTCTCCAACGACCCCGAGAGCCCTGTCGACAACCCTGTCTGGGTCCCGGAAGAATTCGAGGACGATCCTCGGCAGCCGAGGGATATCTCCCCACTGAGCGCCGATGCACAGGCAGCGTTAATGGAATTGGATCGTATCGCGTCGCAGGCTGATGTCGCGCCGAGGCGTATCGAGATCGAACAAGCGTGGAAGGCGATACATTACGATCGTGGTTATCAGTTTCTACTTAGACATCGGAATGGCGGATGGACTGTACCGGCGAGTGGCCCTTATGCGCCAGCAGGCCAGCAGCAAGTGCAACAGTGGTACCAGACGAATGTGTATGGGGAAAAGAAAGAAATCATCGTCGCCGCTCTCTCCCGTGAAGTCCCACGCGTAGAATTCTTCCCCGCGAACCCCGACCACCCGCCCGACCAGGATATGTCAGAAGTCGCGGATGATCTGAAGAGTATTTGGGCAAAGAATAATAATTTACATTGTATTCTCAGGGATGTTGCGGGAATATTCTTCAACGAAGACCGAGCTGTACTCTGGACTCGGTACGAACTGAACGGCGACGAGTATGGGTACGAGGACCCGGGCGAGCCGCCGGTGCCGGAGAATGAGATTGATCCGCCAAGTGATCCGACGGATACGACTGAGTCGACCGATTACCAAGTGAAGAACGAGTCGCCGGTTGACCAAGGTGCAGCGAGACGACCACGAGGACGTGTGCGTACAACGGCGTTCGGTAAGCTCGAAGCGAAAGTGCCGATCTATGTAGATAAGATCGCAGAGATGCCGGTGATCCAGTTATGCGTCGATTATGACGTGTCTATTGCTAAAGCAATGTTCTTCTGGATGCGGGACAAGATTCGCGGTGGCGGGGACGGTACTGGTGAGACAGAGTTGGATCGGATCGCGAGGGAGAATGTTCGCCAAGCGGTCCCGGGTCAGTACGTTACTGGGGATAGTATTAACCGTCACTGTGTTGTTAAGCATGTGTATATACGTCGCAGTATGTTCTACGATGCAGGAGTGAAGGATGAGGTCAGGGAAGAGTTGCTTACTAAGTTCCCTGCGGGATGCAAGCTTGTTAAAGCAGCTACAGAGTTCGTTTACGCGCGGAACGAGTGTATCGATGACCATCTTACGATCGGCCACCCTTTCCCCGGTAAAGGACAGAATCGTCGTTCGCTTGGTGACTCTCTCCTCCCTATTCAAGATTATATCAACGAGCTAGTAGACCTAGCATTAGCATTCGCGAAACGCACGGTAGCAAAAAAATGGATGGACAGCGAGGCGTTCAATGTTGAAGCGTTGCGAACGCAAACTAACACTCCTGGCAGTATCGGCCCTTTCGTTCGTCAGCCGGGTGTGCCTACATCTGAGCTTATCTTTATTGAGCCGACACCTACGCCGCAGCCTTGGCTCATCACCTGGATCCAGTGGATCATTACCAGCCTCAGCGAGCAGATTAGCGGTGCTCTACCCTCGCTCTTCGGAGCGCAGATCACCGGGCAAGTCGGGAGCGAAGGAGTAGAGACGCAGAGAGATCAGGCGATGCAGAGAGTGGGATGCCCGTGGAATGAGATCCAGGGCATGTTCGCGTGCTCGGCGAGACAAGCGGTGATGCTGACCGCGAAGTGTGCGAATAAGGATATCAGTGATGTGATCCCGGGTAAGGGTCGTCCGATCAATATCAAGCTGAATCAGTTGAAAGGCGCGGTGCTTTGTTATCCCGAATCGAACCCCGAGTTCCCCGAGTCTTGGTCTCAACGCGAGACAAGGGTGATGGGTATTGTTGATCAGGCGTTAGCCTCGCCGAACACCGAGTTCGCTCAGATCATCCTCGATCCCAAGAATCTTAAAGCGATCAAGGAAGTTGTGCGAATGCCTGATTTTGTTATTAAGGGCGCGGCGAGTGTTGAGAAGCAAGAGGCGGAGTTGGAGTTGTTGCTCCGTTCGGGACCGGCGCCGAATCCTCAGTTGCTCCAGCTGCAGCAGAATGTTGAGCAGGGTACACAGGCGTTGCAGGCTATTGGAATGAAAGCCGCTATGGGTGCGCCATTATCGCCCGAGGAGCAGCAACAGATGCAAGCGGGGCCTCAGTTACTCCAGCAAGCTCAGCAGCAAATGCAGAGTATTCCGCCCGAGATATCCACCGTGGCTGTGCGTGAGGACGCTAGTGAGGATCACGATACTGAAGCAGCGGTGCTCTTTGACTGGATGAACGGTCCCAATGGCCGCAAGTTCCAATATGGGAATCCCCAACAGCAAGCGTCGTTCCAAAATGCTTACCTCCACTGGCAGAAGCATATCAGTGTGTCGCAGCAGTTGAAGGCCGCAGCGCAGGCTCCCGCTCCTCCGAAGCCTCCATCTATTTCTATTGCGGCTGATAAGATGCCTGCTGATGTCCAAGCTGGGATTGTTCAGATGGCGCAGATTCCTACTCAAGCTACGCCGGAAACGTTTGATACACATGCGACGAAGGTGATGAACAGAAATATGGCCGAAAAAATTATTCCGGATTCTCTGTATACGCAACAATTGCACGATAAATCATCTGGCGCTCCGACAGAAACAGGGCCGACGTCATCTAATCCAACTAGAAAGCTTCGGAGATAATTTGTGGGCGTCGTGTATATTCACACTAATTTAACTAATAGAAAAGTGTATGTCGGGCAAACCTGGTTTCCACACCAGCGTAAGCTAGATCATTGTAATCCATCAAATAAATCTCGATTTGCAAAAGCTATCCAAAAGTACGGCTGGGATGGGTTTGATCACTACTATTCTGACGAAATTTCTTCTCAAGATGAATTAGATAATTTGGAGAGGTTGTGGATCATTGTACTTCAGGCCACCGATAAGAGTTTTGGCTATAACTGTCGATATGGGGGAAGTCGAGGATTACACACCGAGGAAACAAAAGCAATCCTGCGTGCGAAACGAGCAAAACAAGGCCCTCCATCTGAAGAAGGTCGACGACGTATCAGTGAAAGACATAGAGGGCAAAAATATAATTTAGGCAAAAAAGCATCAAAAGAAGCCCGTCGAAAAATGAGCGGTGCCCATAGAGGAATAAAACAGTCCGTTGAGTGGGTAGCAAAGCGCGTCGTCGCTGCTAATAAAACTAAAGCGTTGAATCCAAGAGTTTTTTCGTTGGAACAAAGACAGAAAATTTCTGATAGCCTTCGCGGAAACACGCGTACTCTCGGGTATAAGCATACTGAAGAATCTCGAAAAAAGATGAGCCTTTCTCGACAAGGCAAGAAACAGAATCCTATTCATGTTCAAAAACGAATTGAATCGAGATTAAGAACACTAGCCGCGAGGAAAGTCTGTGTCTAAACGTCTCGCAGGTCTCATCGTAAGACACGGCAGTACTATTCTGAATGAGGATAACGCCTTCCGCTCGCGCATGGACCCTGAGCTGGATAAAAAGGGAGTTGCGCAGGCAGAGAAGATTGGGAAGCTTATTGCGTCAAAATACGACGTCCGTACGGTGATCGCGGGGCCGTTGAAGCGTACGGTGCAGACAGCGGATATTATCTCCGAGCATTGTGAAGCGAAGGTCAAACAGGACCGAGGGTTGATATCGTGGGATCTCGGTTTCCTTTCGGGCCGGGATAAGGATGAGTATGGTGCGATCCTCCAGTACTACGTCGATCATCCTAAAGAGAAAGTTCCACAGGGTGAGTCATTAGACGATCTTGAGCAGCGGACGCTGGAGTTCTTCGAGCGGCTGAAAGACGATCCCCAGGACGAGGAGTCGGGGACACCTCAGAGTGGGTACGCCGAGGACGGACCCTACCACTGCAAAGATTGTATACACAAGCCGTCAAAGGAATCTTCTTACTGTAACCACCCAGAGATCGTCGCAGACCCGAGGAATGCTAAGCGTAAAGTTAACGGGTTAATACAGATTAACCGCGAGCATGGCTGCTGTCGGTATGTTAAACCGAAGAAAGAGGATCCGGGGCTAACGGTGTACATTACTCATACTTCGAATATCATTGCGCTCGAAAATTTGTTCCACGGAAACCGCGATGGTCGGCCTGAGTCAAATGAGGATAGTATTGAGCCGGGCGGATTAGCGGAGATATGGGAAACCGACGGGGAATTTGACCTAAAACCGGTCGTAGGCGAGAAGCCAGCGGCGTTCGGCGAGTAAACCCTTTCCACTCAATAACAGGAGTCTCTATGAATGAAACAAAGGATATTGAGAAGGTATTAGCGGCGAGGCTGGAGAAGATTGAGCAGCAGAAGCATAAGGATGCTGAGGAGTTTGAGCAGAAGAAGAAGGCTCGCGAGGAGCAGTTAGAGGCGGCTAAGAAGGCGCGGAGAGAAGAGATTGATGCGGTGGTCGCGGCTCGTGTAGCACGAGAGACGCGCGAACGCGAACAATGGGAAACGTGGGAGCGGAACGAGAGAGAGCGGAAGCAAGCTGAGGAACAGGCGGTACTGAAAGCTGAGGCTGAGCGTCGAGCTGAGGAAGACAAAGCGAGGGCGTTACAGGCTTTGCTAGCCCAGATCGAGCACGCTGAGGAGCAGAGAAAGCTGAAGGAGCTACAAGACGCGTTGCCGCCAGTAACAGTGCAGGAAGAAATAACGGACGGAGTGTTCGGATTAACTCCTCCAACGAGCGAAATGAGCGATCATTTGAAGAGAATACTTCGACAGGATAGGGATTTCAATGTCTGAGACGCCCCAAGGGTATAGCGGGCCATTACCCGCGTATTACGTGCAGTCATCGACACCGCAGACGCCGAACCTCGGGCTAACCCTCGTCGGCATCGACCCTATCGTTGCGTACAATTTCGTTCTCATCGATAATAATAGCGGCGGCGGTGGCGGGTCGGTAAAAGTTAATGGCGCGACCGTTACGAATCCCAATTTCAACGGCACGACACCTGCGGCTGGAGCGGGATTTACTAACGTAACGTTCCAAGTCTCCGGCAGTAACGTATCAGCTGAGTTACTCTTACCCGCGAATACTCCTGCCGTCGGTGGTCAGGCACTAGCTAGTTATAACTCAACGACCGGCGCGTTCACAACGGTCGCTGTCGGCTCCGGTACGGTTACATCGTTCTCTGCCGGTAATCTTTCTCCATTATTCACTACAAGCGTTGCTACAGCGACGACTACGCCTGCCCTAACATTCGC